AGTATCCGGCATGAACTGTAGAGCGACACCGAGGTCTTCCCACCAGCCCATCTACAGCATCCCCTTCAGTTCCCTGACCAGGTTCCGGGACGCCTTCGAGGAGTTCGGCTGCTCAGCCATGTGCTCGAAGACGGGTAGGTACTGGATCAGGCGCTGCATGTCATCGTCCCGCGGTGGCGTGATCCCGAGCGCCTCGGGACCAGCGCCCGGCCCCAGCGGGGCGCCGTCGGTAACCGGGGTGCCCGGCTGCTCCGTCGGTGCCCCGAAGGGGGTGGACTCCGGGATCTGAAGACCAGCCAGCGGACCGGCCGATTCCCCACCAGGGGACTGGGCCAGGGGAGCCGCCTGCTGCATCTTCATGAGCTGGGTGGCGTCGCCGTAGTTGCCGCCCGTAGGGACCCTGATGGGCTGCTTCTGATCGCCCGGACCGCCGTCGGTGCGGCGCGACAACTGCCCCGGGCCGGAGACCGGCGCGGGGTTAGCGGGGGTACGGGCGCCACCCGATGGCATCAGGTACCCGCGTTCCGAGCCGTGTCAGTGGTGTGGTTGTGCGCGCCACCGGTGTTGGCCAGAGTCGAGGAGTCCCAGCCGGTGATGTCGCCGGACGTGTCCGAGGGCGACCCCACGGCCGAGCCGGTGTTCGCCTCCTGGAGGGACGCCATCTGGGTGTGCACCCCGGACATGCCCCCCTTCAGCGAACGCATCGGCTGCGAGCCCTGCTCGTGGCCCGGGTCTCCGGGGAACGCCACGGCGGTCACATTGGTTTCCATGTCCTACTCCTTCCGGTTCTTCGGGTCGCGGTGCTCTTCACAGAACTTCACGCGCGAGTGGTTGCTGTACTTCGGATTCTCGCAGTCGCCGAATTCGCATTGGCTGACTGTTTCGCCCTCGGGCACCGTAGTCATGCTGCCCGGCTTGAGTACCTCGACACGCTCATCCGGCTCCTCCGCTACGGGAGGGGCGGGCATAAAGCCGAGCTTGACGAGATCCGCCTGGGAGAGGTCCGGGCGAACAGCCCGGACACAACCCAGGTAATGGGTCGACTCATGGCCGCAGAGATAGCAGCTCACGCAGGGACACTCCTCTTCACAGAGGCCGTCAGATTCTGATGGCCGTTGGCGCTAAGGCTCGCGAGGAGTGTCTGGAGATCCGGCTTTCCGCCGGGGCCGTACTCTCCCTGACCGGGGGCGGTACCCCCGGGCAGCCCAGTACTTGGATTTATGCCGAACGGTACGCCGCCCCCGCCGGGGCCGCCGCCTGCTCCGGCTGCTTCGCCCGGTGCCCCGCCAGCGGCGGGGGTGGGCGCGGGCACCGGTGCAAAGGCCTTCATGATGGCCTCATGCATCGGAACCCCCTTCTCGCGCTGCTGAATGATTGTCGCGGCGCGCGAAAGTACCTGCGTCGGGTCCATGCCTTGCTGGGCCATGATCCCCGCGGACGAGAGCATGGAGAAGACTCCCTGCTTGAGAGCGTCTGTCACCTGCTCATTGTCAATCTGTGCCTGCATAGCGTTGACGTCGATGTCCATCGGAAGCTGCCGCTGGAGAAAGTCGCGGCTGATGTCCTGGTCGCCTCGGAGCTGGAGCAGGAAGATCAGTGCCTGGTTGGGGTTCATCCCGGCGGCAAAGCCATACGACACGTTGACCGTGTAGTCGCCGTTGATGTCCTTGGACGGCACGTACTTTTCGTTGAAGGGCGTGCCGTTGACCATGCCCTGAATCGGCTTCTCGACGTTCGGCCAGAACTTCTCGTCCATCTCGAAGGCAAGCGCAATGGCCTGCTCCAGCGCATGGCCGATGTGGTGCTGGCCGGTAGCGATCTGGGTGTCGTAGCCGCCATTGAGCGCCTCGATGCCCTTGCCGGTGATGATGCTGGCCTGCACGTCACCGGTCGCCGCCGCAGGGGTACGCGTCCCCTGACGAATCTCCTCCTGGAGTACCTGCTCCTGCTGGAAGGCGTGCACCGGCAGGTCTGTGGTGATCCGCCGGATCTTCTCCGGTTCACGGGTGCGCAGGATCGCGTCATCACCGAACGGGACCTTCTGGATGTCCGGCGGGATCGCGAGCGGCGCCCGTACGTTGCGCTGCGTGCCCTGAAGGCCTAGGAGCGCCATGCGGGCGCGGGCCAGGTAGGGGTAGATGACATCGTCGTACTGACCGCGGTTCTGCTCGTCGTACGACGGCTTCTGGGCGATGGCGACCGGCACCTTGCCGAACGGGTTGTCGGTCACCATCAGCACCATGTTGTTGCGCTCGGGCAGGTACAGGACGTAGCTGTCCTTGTCGCAGTACTTCACGCACTCCACCAGAGAGTCCGGCTGGATCTCCGAGGTCGGACCCCACTGTCGGCCGAGGATGCCCTGGGCCTGCATGGGGAACTTGTCCGCCAGGCGCCAGGCCTCCTCACGCCAGACCTTGGTGTAGCTGATGATCTTCCCCGCCAGGTCGAACTGGGGGTAGGTCTTCATGGGGTTGTCGATCCGGATCTGCGGACCGCCGTGCTCGAAGTCCGGCTCCACGACGAAGGCCATCAGGCCGTACATCAGGTACCAGTCGCAGCCCTGAGACATCTTCGCCCGGAGCTGGCTGTGGTCCACGTAGTGGTGGGCCACCTTGGTCTTCTTGGCCACGTACTTGCGCTGCTTGTCCGACGTGACCACGCCGTTGGCACAGTTGATGGCAGGCAGGGGGGCGAGGTTCTCCGCCATCTGCCGGGCCGCGATGTCGATGGCATTCGCGACGATCGGCTTGGGCCAGATGTCCGGCATGGTGCCGGGCATGACGTTGTCGATCTTTCCAGTACGGACGTCGTACACGGTCATGTGCCGTGCATCGCGCTCCACGTAGAAGCGCCGCAGCGCTTCAACGCGCTTCGCGATCCGCTGGATGTCGGCCATGGGCCACGCAACCGCTGTCGGCTCCGGACCGGAGAAGACACCTGGCGACGGAAACTCCATCTCGCCCTCCCTTCTATTGTCGACTTATCGACGAATCTACAGGCCGAGCTTCTTCTCGATCCGATCCAGACGCTGCTCTACGGTGAGCGCAGGCTTCGGGCCCGGAGCGGGGGTGGGCGCCGGAGCGGGGGCCGGGGTCGGCCAGGTACCGGGCTTCGCCCGCAGGCAGGCCGCCAGGTCCGCGCGGAAGGTGACCATGCCGAACCCCGCGGGGTCCTTCTTGTAGTGCGACCACTCCAGGTGGCCGATACAGGACTTGTCGCCCCACTTGTAGTGGCGGCAGATGGCCGCTGCCGCGCGGACCATGGCGATGTACTGCTGGTGGGGCCAGGGGTCCTTGCCGTCCCCGAGGTTCTCGCACTCGAAGCCATAGAAGACGTCATTGCCGTCCGCAGCGCCGCTGTCTCCTTCGCCGTACCGCGGGGCCGGGGGCCGGGTCATGTAGGACTCGGTGATCACGGCCTTCAGGACATCGGGGTCGCCGCCACCCGCGTGGTTGGCGCGACCGGCCGAGCACATCCAGGCCACGCCCGCCTTGTCGATGTAGGCGTGGCAGAGCGGGCCGGGCAGGGAGGACGATCCGTTGTACACGTAGTCCAGGACGTTGTGCCCGGCGGTGTGGTGCATGAGCACGCCGTGCACCGGCCCGAAGGGCTTGCCGGTAGCCGCATCCCGGCTGTGGGTAGCCCAGCCGGAGTTCGCGACCTTGACGTTGACACCCTCGGCCTTGAGCACGCGTACGAGGGTTGCTGCATCCATGGGGTCAGACATTTGCCTCTCCTACCAGCCGCTGAATCCGTTGTGGCTCCACATGCCCTGACCGGGCTGCATCTGGAGCGCGTAGTCGATATCGATCACCGTCTGATTCTCCGTGTCCCGTCCCGTGGCGAACTCTCCGTCCTCCACGTGGAAGCTCTCGAAGTCGGTGAACATCATTTCCCGGCACCGGATCTCTGCGAACCACAGGGCCATGACCGTGTCGGTCAGGCCCTTGGTCTCAGGGAACCAGGCGCATAGCTGCTCGATGAGATTCCGGATGGGCTCCGACTGCGTCTGGGACGGCAGCCTGATCAGGTTGTTCCCAGAATCCCACCCATCGAAGAGTGTCGCCATGGAGGCGACACCGAAGTCCGGGTCCCACTTCGCAGAGTCGGTGTGGTGGGGGGAGACGATGCAGCCGCGCTGGTTGAGCATGTCGCGGATCAGACGGTCCTGCGTGATCGACGCCTGGTAGGCGTTCTTCTCGATCCGCCACTCATTGATCCGGTACCGGTCGGTCAGCCGCTCGATCTCGTTCCGCATCTCGTGCGGCGGCAGTGCGCGCCGGTTGACCACCTCCAGGACCCATCGGGTTCCTGTCTGGCGATCAAGACCAATGACAACCATGGCCGTGAACCCCGATGCCGCGGGGTCCAGGCCAGCCACCACATAGAGCCCCTCCATGCCGTGCTGGCGATGACCCGGCTGACCGGGCATGAGACGACCGGGGTAGCGGGCCCGGTCAATACAAGCCTGGACCGCCTCCATCGCGAAGATCGAGTCATCGCTCACCTGGTCCTGCATGTAGACCATCGACCAGTTCCTGGCCGACATCTTGCTGCGCTTCTTGCGCAGGGCGGGGCCATCCCACATCGGCCAGTGGCCATCCCGTGGCCAGCCAGCCGACTCGGCGGCGCGGCGTCCCTTCTGGGACACCGGCGGGCGGTTGGTGGTGGGCCAGAGGGTCACCCAGTCTTTTGGGTCCTCGGCGAACTCCATGACCGCGGGCTGGGTCAGGTACGTCCACGGCGACTCGCCGTCCACGTAGTGGTGCGCCTTCAGCAGCTCCGAGTAGAGATCCACGGACTCGATGCGGGTGCCGATGACGATCTGCATGCCACCCGCGTCCGCAACGCGTGTGCCCACCTGGTTCTGGATCCAGGAGATCTGGGCTGGGAACTGCTGGAAGTTCGTGTGGTCGACGCAGTCGTCCATGATGGCGAGGTCGGCCCGGGTGCCGTAAATCTGGCCGCCGACGCCGACAGCCTGGACGGTGTAGGCGTGCTCGCCGGAGTCCGAGCCATTCACGCGGATCGCGGTCTGCGACCAGGTGTCCCCGGAGGCGAAGCCGCCGGGAGGACCGAACGTCGCCTGGAGTTTCGCGTACGCGCCGTTGTCGTTCAGCCGCTCCTTGATCGCGTGCAGGAACTTCTTCGCCATGTCCTGGGTACGGGAGATCAGCAGGATGCGGACGTTGGGGTCCTGGCAGATCCGGTACGTCACGTAGTTGATCGTGAGCGTCGTGGACTTGGCGTGCTCGGGCGGAGTGTTGATCAGGAGCGTGTCGGGCTCGCCCTTCACGTAGATCTGGTTCGGCTGGAGGTTGACGGGCTCGCGCCCCTCGATCAGGTCGAACCACTGCTTGTGGTGCCAGTTCATCTCCGTGTCGAGGTACTCCCGGCAGAAGTCCTCGAACGGCGGCATGTTCTCCCGCTTGGCCGCCAGATCGTTGGTCTTCTGGGCGAGGACCACGTCTACGCGGTCCCGCCAGTCCGGGAAGTTGTCCCGGTAGTACTGGTAGGCCGACCGGGACCGCTGAGCGGCCCGGCAGGCGTCCGTGATGGAGAACCCGCGCTCCAGTGCCGCCAGGATCGTGTTCATCGCAGCCTGGCTGGTCTGGCTGCCACGCTGGCGCTGGTAGGCCATGCGGCCGACAGCGCCCTCACCGGACCGGCCCCCGTACTGGGGGCGGTCATCATCCGCAGGGATCACTACCCGTGCCATCAGGTTCCTCCCAACTCGTGCGGAGCGTGGCGGCGCAAGGCGTCGTACCACGACCAGCCCTCGACGGCAGGGAGCAGGTCTTCGCCGACATACTCACGGGTCAGACGTATGGCCTGGGCCAGCTCAGCGACGGCCAGCTTCAGCCGCCCGACTTCATCCTCATCCATGGGGCCAGTGTGCCCCCAGAAAGGAAGCCGCCATGTACTACTACGGCTCGTTCCCGCTCCAGTGGCTTGCCTGGCTCATCCTGGCCGCCTGGATCTTCAGCCTGCCGCTCCTGATCATCGGGGCCTGCTGCATGGCCATCTCCGAGAAGCTCAAGGAGCGCAGGGCGCGAAAGAGCCCCCTGTCCGGGATACTGGGGGTGTCGAATCACCAATCCCCGGAAGGGGGCCTCGCTGTGTCCATCGTCGCACGGTTCGGCGGCTACTGCCGCCTCTGCAAGAAGCAGTACAAGCCTGGGGTCCGTATCGGTAAGTGGCTGGGGCAGGACGTGCACGTCGCCTGC